CACGCCGTTATCTTCTTTTGTGGCAAAATTCGGCTTTAGTGTGTTCATACTGCATATATTATGATTAGCTGGTAAATGTAGAGAAAAAGCCACAAATAAAAAAGCTTTATCCGATTAGATAAAGCTTTCTCGTCTTATTATTATTTCACTTTTTACATATTATCCAGGATAAAATCAGCCGATATTCCAAAATTATCGCGTAAACGTTTCACCATGTTTAAATTAAGCGATCGCCTACCGGATAAAAGTTCACTTACACGAGATTCAGAGACACCCAGTTTTTTAGCGGCATCCTTCTGTTTTATATTGCCTATGCTCATACGTTGTTTGATAGCGTCCGTTATTACTGTCGATACCTTACCAGGCAAAGGATGATAAGCGGCCTCCCATTCATAAATCGCATCAGTAAGGCGTACAAATTCTTCTTTGTCTGCTTCTGAAAGCAATTCCATATCACCAAGCTTTGTTCCCTTCTGGATCAAAACTTCCATTTCCTTTTTATATTCCCTGTATTGGGAATCACTACTAATTTTCATAATGCCCTCCTTTTTAATAATTCTTAGCGTCGATCCTATCATATTCTTTGTGGGTACCAATAAAGCGAATAGTCATTCTACCAGCAAAGAAAACAACGATCGCAACTATTCGATAATTATTTCCTCGGATATTGAACACATACCGGTTATTTCCCACATAATCGGCTGAAAGAAAATCATTTTTCAGTTCATTGTGATTTTTCCAGTCTGCGGCCTCTATTTTTTCTACCCATTTTTCGATAGCGTTACTAGCATCCGCATGTTTTTTTATGAACTCTTCCAGCTTTTCAGAATCGATTATTTTCATAACTTCTTTTTGTTTGATACAAAGATACAAAAAATTCCCAAATGTGGAAGTTTTTAAGAGATATCTTTTTTATTTTTAATCATAATATACATGAATAACATCTATGTGAAATCTAAAAAGTGCAGAATTTCCCGTTTTTGAACCTGTTTTTGTCTCAAAAAACAGAAAAACACTGTATTTGAAGGGTAAATTTTGCTCATCCTCACTACAAAGCACTTAAAAACAAGAGAATAAGCATAAACGGGTACGTATTCTTTTTTTTAGTCACACACCGAAGACCGAGCCGCTCAGAAGGCAAAAGGCGATTGCCTCACCCCTCAAAATGTGAAATATGACTAAATGTATTAATATTAGCAAAACGCCGCACCTTTAGAGACAAAAAAAGACCGATTCTCATTAAGATCGGTCCACAAAGGCAATTGCCTTTATTAGTCTCCAGTATCATCGAAGCCTGGCACGTAGGGATTGGCACTGTTTGCCTTGCCCTTACCACGGATAGCACGCCGCCACTGCTTACGCATCATCAGATACTTAAAGGCATCAGAGAAGTTTGTTGATAGCATTGGCAGCTTCTTAGGCGCAAGCTTCTCAGACTTCTTTATCTTATACACAATCTTTTGTTGTCCCTTATATCGAATACCTGCCGGCGCTTTCTCTATGCTGGATACAGCCTCTTTGCAGTTAATAGAATCAATAAGGAGGATAGGCAATGCTTTATTTTCTCCCTTCATCAACTCTAACATGAAATCGTATTCTTCATCCTGGCGAATATTAGCCTGCTTACGACTCATAAGGTTAACCATCCATCCTGTCCGGTTACCCTCCCCGTCTATCTCGATGGCTTCTTTCAACTTACGTGCATAGTCTTCCTTTTGCTTTTCAAAGTTGTTACCGGCACGGTCATAGTAAAGATTCAGTTCTTTTTCCTCATGGTTAAGGAAAAAGCCCAAGAATTGATCCGCCAATTCTCTAAACCAATTGGGCGGTAATTCGTAGAAATTCTTATGCATTCGATAATAAGCACCATCTTCTTGTCCGACAATTAAAGATAGTTGATTACCAAAATCTACGCCTGCATCTATCGGGCTATTATGATGCAAGAACCGAAGCTCCCTTGAATTGACTGCCGGTTCTCCGAAGCTTGTACCATCAGTATATTTATGTTTTTCAGAGAAAGCCACATAAAAGCGGATATCCCGGCGAAGTCCCGGCCGCATACCCACGACTGACTTCTTGAATTCGTGCAATTCCAGTGTACCATTAAAGAGTTGCTTTATGTAGCCAATTGTCAGAATGTCAATATTAGTAAAGCTGGAAGCATTGATAAAATAGGTTTTTCCTTTCCGCATCTTAAGCAAGGCGGTTTCATAATAGAGTATCTTCTTTTTAAGTCTTCTTATTTTATCAAGAGAAGGTTTTTCCTTGTTTTCTTCCCGTACTAGCTTGATACGTAAATCATTCAATTCGCCTGCCGCCTGAACTATCTTTATAATAAACTCCGGTTGCATCAGTTTAACATAGCGGAAATACCAGTCATACTCTCCTTCCAAGATGTCCGGCATATCTGTAGTAATAGTTACCCCTAAGAAATAATGACTATGCCCGTAACGGATAGCATCACCACGTAGAATCGGCATAGCTCTATTAACCTTCTTGTCCTGATCGTATTTGGCTTCGTCAAAGAACAAATGAACGACCGATTTACCGGCCAGCAAAGACGGATGATCCAGTGATCCTAAAAAGATAATGGTCCCGTTCCAAAATGAGATCGTATTTTTATATTCATCTACTATTATACTACACCTTTTCCGCCAAGACTCAGGCGGCCTTTTATTCGATATATAATGTACACCATCATATAACCCCATCAACTCCCAACCTTTTTTCACCGCCGGCATAATATTATCCGTTAAATTTGTGTATGTGTTGCCAGCAAAGGCAAGCGGTGCGCCTGGCATATCATAAACACAATCAGCAACACGCCTAGCTTGTATCACTGTACTTTTAGCCATACCACGACCAGCGGTTACTATCAGATTGGTAGTATCTATCCAATCAGTCAGGACTTTAATGACATGCGAATATCTGATATCAATATCATCGGTATTAATCTTCCGTATCGTCTTCACTGAATTCTTCGGCATCTTCAAGCATTCGTTTTTTAAGATTAAACTTATTAATTTGGGCGTCCTCCTTCAGACGTTCGCGTACAATAACCGGTATATCAGGAATATCATTTATAAACTCTTCCAATTCCCTACGATCAGTATCAGGTACTCCCAAATCTGAACGTTTGGTTGTATAAAGAACAACCTGTTTCCTATTTAATAACTCTTCCGGGATCTCCGTTTCAGTAGAAGCGAAACGCAGTCTTAATTTTGCGGCACGTTCCAAGATACGCGAAGCTTCTTCACCCTTCCCCATCAGGAACATAGAATCAGCCCACTTCTCCATTTTTTCAGCATACAGATTCGCAAAAGCTTCCGGGCGTATATTCTCATCTGTATAAAAGAAATTGATAGAATCAGCATAAACCTGTCTGGCCATCCAGTCAGACAGCCCGTAAATATCAGATTTCAAAAGCTTAATGATACCGGCTTTAGTAATAACCTTCCCATTATACCTCATCCTAGCTCTTAAGCCCCTCACCATTTCCATAAGCTCATAGTAAGCCCGTTCAGCTTCCGGCAAAGCTTCCAAATCACCGGTTGACAACATGCGTGTGATCTGATTAAGATCCACCCGTTCAAAATCTATCCTTGTCGGTTTAACTAAGTTCATCTTCATCGATTTGCTCCACAATTATTTCAAATGTCCGTCTTCTGTTCACCTTCTCCAGTTGTTGAATAGCAACTATATTACCCTCTTCGGCCTGTTCGTGCAGTTTCATTTCCGGATTAGCCCTGGAAACCAATATGCCCTGGCGGATTACTCCGTTAATCGTTGTGCCTTCGATATATGCATCTTTGACAAAAGAATCAATATCTACGCCTAGATATATTGCTATCTCTTTAGGACTGTACCCTAGGGCTGCCATGCGTTGTATATCTCCCCTTTGTTCTGTATTGAAGAAGAAAGAGTCTACCGGTAAGTTATCCATTATTTAAAATATTTAGACGTTCATAATCAGACTGAATCTCAATACCTATTTTGCGGGCCTGAACCCCAACTTCAGAACGATCGCACGGATGGGAAAAGCGGGCATTCATAGTTAACCATGCAGCCCGCTTTATTTCCAGCCTGTAAAGATGGAAACTTAGTTTTTTTTTCTTGCTTCGATTTCCTTATCCAGCATGTCTTTCTTATTGCTCCACTTATCGATCTTTTCCTGGGCTTTGGCTTTCTTTTCATCGTTATCTGCTTTATCCAAGTCTTTTTTGCCCTTAGAGATATTCGATTTGGCATTATTCAGTTGCTTCACTATATCCAAATCTGATAACGCAGATATTTCGTTTCTTTCAGCTAGTTCTTGCATTATCTTTGCTTTCCCTAAGATCTTATGATTTTCCCGGTAATATTCCAGTTCTTCCCACATTTCCCGGTTGTCCAGATAGTTTTCTACTGCTGCCTTTGCCCATCTGAAAGTTTCTTCACTCGCAACATCATTCGGTGTATTGGCTAACATCTCGTGACTTTCCCGGTATAAGTCATAAGCCGAAAACATGTCCGATACCAATATCTTAAACTCGTTCGGACAGTCCTTTTCATTCAGGAAGGGAAATTCTTCCCGGAAACGAATTGTCTTACGTA